CATTTACAGCGAAGGGTTGAATTATATTCCCGGAATCAGAATCTATATAACAGGTCGAGCCAATGACGTTATCAACCTTGGCTGAATCACTTACCCATAAACTGCCATTTGTAGCACGTATCTGGTTAATAATTAGCTCATATACATTCATTGATTTGCGGACAACCAGGTTGTCAACAGTAAGGTTGCAATTCCCCAATACCTGTTCGAGCATCCAGCCACTTCCGGCAAAACCGGAAAAATATACCGGAGATCCTATTTCATCATTAATAGAAACATCCCCATTAAAATATCCCGTTCCATTAACCTGGAGATTATTTTCAATAGTTACTTTGCCGGTACTTCTGGCTATTTCAAGATCCAATCCAAGAAAGCTTCCATCATCAGCATAACGGAATATACTAAAATTCGCTCCGGCATTACTTCCCGTTTCACTAACATTATCTTTACCCAATCCCCACCTCTGGTTGGATCCGGAAAAGAACCTGAGAAGGCCATAGTTATTGATTGTACTATTTATCGTGGCCATGTGAGGCATGTTAACTATGCCAGAAAACACTGGAGAGTTTAGCGGGGCCTTCGTATCAAAGAATGCAATGAGATCTGTCTGGTCAGTTATCAATCCCCCTATACTACCCCAGGCAGCACCACCGGACCCAGGAAGCCCGTTAAGCACACCATTGATATCTATGGTCAGGTTTGCCCCGATTCTCACACAACCAAGAACACTCGATGTTGCAATAGGGAGAGAGCTTACCACTTTTTGTGAAAAGCTCTGGTTTCCTACATAAAGATTAGTTAACGTATTGGGACCTTCGAAATACTCTTTTATATCTGCCTCGCTGAAACCAGATCCAGAACCTACGGAACCACCAAGGGACAATTCGACAATAGAGGCATCTCCAAGCTGAACAATGATCTCACTTGAATCCTCTTTGTCGAAAATTACAATCCCCGGGACTGGATCTTTTTCTACTATTACAGATATACCTTCCACTGTTTTAGCTTTTAGCTGGTAATATTTCTGAAAACTTGCCCTTTCGGATATCTATTCTCACTCCTCCTGGTGCATCAGCATCAACAACATGAGCATCAATTTGGATCATGTTACTGTTTCCTTCGGCACTTCTTGTTTGAGAGGAGGACAGGGGAAGCATAATTCTCACATCCCCTGCTCCAAATGTTTTTGGTGTCGGTAATTTTACCCAGCCAGATCCTCCGGTAGGGAGAGTATTAAGATAAAACCTCCCTATCTCTATACCAGTGATTGAGTTGTAGATAAATATCTTCACCTCTGTCACCTGTCCTAAATTCGATGGATCGAGCTGAACACCTGACTCATCAAGTATTTTGACCGAGTAAACGGGGGTGCTACCAGCGTATATTACCGACATAGCTGACGGTATTAGATTTCAATATAGGTCACATACACATCAACCTTCCCCGTGGTAACATTTGCCCAGAACACGTTCGGTGTGGCATTGACGTAAACGTGTTTAGCTGTTGCCGAAGGGGCAATATTAAGAGCTGTAGCATGAGCCAGAGCTGTTATTGCGTCAGCAGCTTTAATGGTTGCGCTTGCAATAAGTTCATCACCTCCACTTGCAGTGCCTGTATCAGCAACCAGTGTAAGTGTTGCTGTTGCTGTACCTCCGGTATCTGCCGTGGTAGTCTCGTTTGCATGTGTGAGTGCATATGTGAATGTGGTAGTATTTGTAACAGTAACAGTATATGTCCCGTTGTAAGTTGCATCTGCCATTCCTGCTATCACCACTGAATTGCCTGTCACCAGGCCATGAACGACAGAGGTAACGATCGTAGCCACATTAGTTGTCACGGCCCGTGATGCTGTAGCTATTGATTTTGAATTAAACACTGCCGGGGTAACTGTCTTTGCATCCAGTATTCTTGCGAATGCGGGAATAATTGCTCCAAGATCAATAACCTGTTCGGTTACATTGGCCGCTGTTGCGAAGTTGAAATCACAATCAGCAACACCTACACCACCGATGCTTTTCTTCACAGTTTTCACATTGGAGAAAGCGACATCATTTAATGTTAACTGTGTAGAGCTTGATTCGGTCACTCCTAACCATGCCGAAAAGCCATGGCGTAAGGAGCGGAAGAGGATCCGGGGATCCCATTTTTTGATTTTCAAATCCATCGAAACTTGCATATTTTTAGTTTTAAATTGTTTATACTATGTTTATTATGATGCTTTTTCTAAATGCATCTCCTTTATTTTTATGCCTTTATTCCAAGGCGTTCTTCCTTTTAATGCCTTACTAATTTTTTCTCTATGCTCAGAAGAAATATTCTTCCCAAACATGTGATTTTTCCATCCTTCCCTCGCTTCGCTCATTCTTCTCCTTGCCTCATTAGAAAATCTTTTACCCAGCCAATATCGAGGATGATTTTTCTTGACTGCCTTACTAATTTTTAGTCTTGTCTCTTCTGTTATTGGCAATCTATTTTTTGCTGCCGTACTCATTTTTTGCCTTGTTTCTTCTGAGTAGGTTCTTCCTTTAAGAGAATTACTCGCTTTTTCCCTTGATTCTGGTGATACGATCCTTCCCCTTAAAGCTTCTGATATTTTTTTCTTCGATTCGACTGAACGAGAAGGTCCTGAGACTCCTTTATTATGAGCAGGTCTCCCTTTTCGTAGTTTACTCATCTTCTGCCTTGTCTCTTCGGATACCGGAGGCATTTTTTTGCCTTTGTTCCATGGGATATTTCCCATCTTGCTTTTGCTCATTTTTTGTTTTGATTCCTCTGAATGTCTTCTCCCGATCCTACTTTCGCTCATTTGTCGCTTAACTTCTGATGAGTGTTTAAATCCCAAACAACTACCAGCAACCATACACCCATTAAAATATGGTTTATATGAGTCAAGAAAGTATTGTTCGGTCTTTAATAGATCTTCATTGCCACATTCTGTTAGAATAGAGAACTGCAAATCTGATTCGCCATATTTATAGTAATGTCTTTGAAGTTTTTTAGAATGATGGTTATTCTTTTTTAAGTCCCTTAAATGCTCATCCCATCTTTTTTTGATGTTTATAGCACTACCTATATAAACCCTTTTCGGTTTATCTTTTGATTGAATTTGATATATGCCTGAAATCTTCATATCAGACTATGTTATTGAAATACCCTCCATTGAATTTGTAAACTGTTCGTAAGCGAGTTTTGCCTTATCATTATAACCTAATATTGTCATGATTTTTGCACTGCACAACCACGTTAAAGAATCAGCGAATATGTCGTTTAGATCTTCTGGTTTCTCTGTTTTTACATATAGGGCTACCGGTGTATTACTCCCGGTATCAATGACCTTCCCGCATTCCAGGTAATTGGCTGCAGGTCCACCGGTCAAGGAGGTATTTACTATTGCAACCACTGGTCTGCCATATCCGGCTTTTATATACTCGTTTTCCTGAATCTTATACTCAGGATCCTGTGTTGATATAGCACGTCTTACTGATTTCTTCCAAAGTGGATACCTGACCTCATACAACTTCACGTAATCCGTAGGGACAGGAATGTATGCCTTATCGTCTTTATATATCATTCCCGTCAGGGGAATGGCTGTAGGTGAAATAAGAAACAGGGGAGCCTTTTCAAGTAACTCCCTGGCACACTCGTCAAGTGTAGGGCCAATATAATTATCAAAAGGAAGGCTCACCCCTTCATCAGGGGTGAACTCATCCATTTTGATCTTCACCTTATTTATTAACCCAGCACGATCCATTTATGGCAGATTTGGAAATACAATATTGTTTTTTGCCGCTGCATTTTTTACAGCAGTGGCATTGGGAAGTTTCGAAAGGGTAAGTCCCTCGACATTATCAGCGAGATACTTTCTTGCATCCTGCACTGTATTAATTTCGGGGACGGTCTTATAACCTACTGATCCGGCCAGGTCTTCTCCCTGGTCTTTAAATTCTTCTGAATCTTTTGCGCCAGCCTCCGCAGCGTCCGTTGTTGCCGGTGCTGGGTTATCTTCAGTTTTGGCCTTTACAGGCTGTTCTTTCTTTACGGTCACTTGGTCCGGGGTTCCTTCGCTGTGAATACATTTATAAGAAGCTCCCGGCCTTAGAGCATCTTTATCCAGAACTTCGATCTCTTTGGGATCATTTGTAGAATACCTTCCGTTGATACGTGGTTTTAGGCTTCCGCCTCTGAACTGTACCAACTTCTTGTGTCCACCCACCATGATATAAGTATCAAGCTCGATGAAGTGGATTGATTGATAAATTTTTCTGATTGCCATGATTATTATATTTGATTATTATTAAGAAAAGGGAAGGTGTATTATACACCCTCCCCTTTATAAGAGCTAAGCTTTGGGCTTAATGATTGCGTGTGTGTCCGGGTATCTGAGGATAAGTCCGGTTGCTTCTTCAATAACGACAGCATCAACGTTACGTGTACCTGATTCTTTCAGGCTAAGCTTACGTGTTGCCATAGGTTTGAAGGTATGTTTCTCAACATAATTAAGATCAAGGACAATACCTTTTTCTGACCATCCGGCAGAAGCGAGCAGCGGGTGACGTTTGAACAGAAGGACACCGTGGTTGGTTTCGATCTTGTTAAAACGAATACCATAAACGACATCGGTACTTTTAGCTTCGATCTGTTTCAGGACTGTATCAACCTTCATCAGGTTAGCCATAAGGCCATCACCACCGAACAAAATCCTTGTGTCAGATCCACTATTGCCCTGGAAAATTGACTGGTTCCAATCAACAAATGTGGCATTGTCAATAGTACGGTCTAACCCTCCGGTTCCATATTCAAGACTCTTGGTTATATACCTGATTGCACCACCAGTAGCATACCTTTCTTTTGCATTGGTATTATCAGAGAATTTTGACTTAACGCCAAAGAGGAAACTGAATTCCATGGTTGACCTCATATCATAGATATTCTGAGCTTCATAGTCACTGAATCCCCAATCAACTTCTTTCAGGTGTATCTTCTGGAATGTTGATTCTTCAACCTGTGCCATAAATATCTGCAGATAATTCTCTGCCTTAACAGGTATGATAGCATACGGAGTGGTCTGTGCATCCAGCTCATGTTTACAAGCTCCGCACCTGGTGAGCCTGGTAGATATAGGAATAGTTGCAGGAATGATCATCTCGCCAGCGGTAGTTCCTGATCCAGCCGTTCCATTAAGAGGCTGTATCTTAATTGTGGCAGCAGATATATCCTTGCTAATTATAAAACAAACAAGATCCAATCCATCAACACCTGTAATACCTTCAACCATGACGGTATCATCAGCGCTCCACATTGAAATATTATTCACTTTTAAATCAGTGACAAGATGCCCGTCTCCGGATTTTGTATATGCTGTATTAACCGTGTCCGAGAACGGACGACTATCAACAGCATAATATTCTGATACGAATGATTTACAATCCACCTGGTTAGGTATCTGCCTCATGATAGTATCAAGAGGAGTAGCAGCAGGTTTCATCTGTGTTACTTTTTTGCTGACATAATCCTTATCCAGGTCAGCAGATCCGGCTTTTACACCAGCAACAGTGACAGGTTCGGATGCTATGACAGCTCCCGTTATGGCATAAATGACGGTCCCGCCAAATGCCAGCACGGTAGAAAAACATGTAAGGGCAGCCATAACGAGGAACAGTCCAAACACGTTCGCAGCGATTTTAAACAAATTTATTCTCTTCATTTCTTTTTTTTAAGTTATTAATACTTCCCTCTTTACAGGGCCTTCTTCCGGTTTGTCCGCTCCAAGAGGCCGTCTATATAATTTGGTGCCGGGACATTTCCCTGGGGGACCTCTGACGATCCACTTATCTTGGGAAGTCCATCACCAACTGGTTTAGGCTCCTCTTTTTGAGCGACAATTTTTTTATTTTTTCCAGCCACTTCTCCTTGAGTCCTGGCTGTGGTAATATCATTTTCATAGTTCCATGCTCTTTGCATGGTAGCAAGTACCTCTTTGCTGATTCTGCCGCTGTTTATATCGGCAATCATTGAATCGAATTTCGACAGGAACTTACCCGCAGCATCATCATCCATATTGTTTTCTTTGGCAAACTCCTCAATAGCTTGCTGTGAAAACTCAAGATTCTTGGAATACTCATCCTGTTTAGCCTTGCGCTTGGCTAAACCCTCTTCCCTTGCAGCTTTATTCTTACTCCATCCCTCATAATCTGGATCACCTTCAAGGGGTGTGAGATCTTCAAGAGGTATGTGACGGGCAAGGGCTTCCCGGACTGTTGAGCCGTTAATAAGATCCCTGACAACATCACCGATCTGTGGTTCTGCTTCAAAGAGGGCGATGAGCTTCTGGTTTGCCATTGTTCCCCTCTCTTTGTATCCTTCAAGTTCACCCAGGTATTCTTCCAGGCCTTTATCGAAATCCTCATCATTTTTGAATTCACGATCAGGATAAGCCTTCGAAAGACGTTCAGCATATTTATTCTTCGGAGCTTCTTCAGGCACTTCTTCTGTACTTCCTTCTTCAGGTGCGGGGGCTTCTTCTGCCTGTGCTTCCGGTGCCACCTCAGTAGTTTCGGCAGGAGCTTCGGCAGTTGCCACGGCAGGAGCTACCTCAGTGGGTACTTCTTCCGGGGTTTGTGGTTCTTTTATTTCATCTTCAGCCATAATTTTGGTTGTTAATAATGCGGACAATAATCCGTATTCATCAGGCTGCAAAATATATATAATGTTGACAAACATTCGGTTTAATAGCTTTGAATAAAGGTTTATTAAACCTAAATTTACGGTCAAAATAACGTATTCATGGAAGGTAAACGTCAGTCAAGAAAAGACGAACGACATGACGACATTATGAAAGAGTACGATATTGTGATTAAACAACTTAGAGACTTACCGCCATTTGGGAACTTAGCTCCCCATGTGTCAAAGTCATTTATATATGATGTGATTGCTGAAAGGCTTCATTATTCGCTCGATCATGTCTGCAATGTCATAAAAAGAAGGCTTAGGAAAAAAAGGTAGATGACCGAAAAAGAAATTACCGGTATCATCGAGGAGAACAAACGGAGAACAGAAGCTCTGGAGTCTCTTTATAATCCTGTAACCGGAGAAGGATCTCCGCTCGAGAGGGTCAAGATCAGCTATTTTGGACATGGGCAGTATTGGTCTTATTCTGCCCCTGTTCAAATGTATGAGGATAATAAGACCCTGCTGGATGCTCTCACGAAGGCCGGATCAATAGAGGACCTGCTAAAGAAGATGGAGGCAAATAGCTCTCCTTTAAATGTAAACAGGTTCATAAATGATCTTACCCAGCTAAGGTTTAAATATGACTTTGAGTTCTGGGCCTATATTACGGCACGTATCCAGGATAAGGAAACAAAGAGGATCATCCCGTTCAAGCTTAATAAGCCGCAATTAAAAACACTTGCCAAATTAGAAAAGATGCGCCTGGCCGGGGATCCTATCCGGGCAATCTTATTGAAAGCGAGGCAATGGGGAGGGTCTACTCTGATTCAAATTTACATGGCATGGATCCAGATTATCCATAGAAAGAACTGGCATTCTGTTATAGTCACTGATGTTGAAGATCAGGCAAGGAATATCCGGGGGATGTATTCCCGTTTTGCAAAGGAGTATCCTGTCGCCTTGGAGAAAATAGAGCTGGTGCCATTTGAAGGATCCTCAAAAACAAAGATGATCCAAGGCCGTAACTGCATTGTAGGTGTGGGATCGGTACAAAAGCCAGAGAGCCTAAGGTCTTATGACTTTGCAATGGCCCACCTGTGTATTCACCCCGAAACATTAATCCCTATTGATGATGGATTTCTTAAAAAAGCATCTGAATTAAGTATTGGAGATAGGATAATAACCCATAGCGGAAAATTGTCAACTATAAAGACAATCACAAAATCTAAGCCTAATCTATATAATGGTAATGGGGAGATGATTTTAATTAAACCTTGGCTTGGATCGAACATAATATTGACTCCAAATCATCCTGTTTATACAAAAAGAGGCTGGATTAAAGCAGGGGATATAGTGAGATCTGATTACGTATCAATGCCAATAAGGGAGATTGTTAATGCTTCTAAATCATTAATTCTTCCTACTCCCCCGGGAAGAAAGCAGGGGGGGGGTAATAAAGGTGTTGCTGCAGGTGAGTCTATTTTGCTTGACAAAGAAATCGGATTCGCATTTGGATATTATCTTGCTGAAGGATCAATACATAAGGCAGGACAACAATGCAAAGAAATTACACTCACAAGACACGACAATGAGGTGTCTTTTGCAGACCGGGCTATTAATGCCTTTAAGCCTTATATAAGAAGTCATCAACGCAAAAAACGCCCTAATACATTTACGACACATGAGCATATTAACGGTGCGCCGCTTGCAAAACTACTTGATTCAGTACTTGGAACTAAAGAGAGAAAGAGGATTCCTGATTGGTTTTTTAATTGTGGTAAAGAATTCTTAGAGGGTCTTTTACAAGGATATCTTTCTGGAGATGGAAGTAAGTCTAATGGAAAGCAAGGGAAGATAGTATTAGCAGCTATTAGTGTAACTACTGTATCATCCTCATTGGCAATGCAGATAAGAGATATTGCTGCCTCTTTAGGATTAGGATGGGGTGCTATTGATATACGTGAAGCAGGAAGTTACTATGGTAGAAATTGTAAGAAAAGATATACAGTAAGATGGGCTGGGAATTCAGCTCGAAATATAAAAAGACTACTCGGTTGGGATTATCCACAAAACGGGCAGAGTTTTTCTGAAAAGACATTTATTGAAAACAATATAATTTGGATTAAAATCAACAATATCAAAACATCTATTACGGAATATGTTTATGATATCGAAGTTGACAATCCAGACCATTCCTTTAGGACAATTTCGTTTTCTATCAAAAATAGTGAGGTTGGAAGCTGGAAAGCCACACTACAAAAATCCCCGGAGGACCTTGCTCAGAGTATCAGGGCTTCAATTCCTGATGTTCCACTGTCTCTTGAAGTCCTTGAATCAACCGCAAAGGGTGTTGGCAACTTCTTTCACCGTGAATGGCTCTCGTCAGTAAACGGGATTAGCTCTTATGAACCGATATTCATTGCATGGTTTGAAATACCAAGATATCAGAAGAAGATCAGGTCTTACGAAAAATTCATTCAGGACAATTTTGAAAATGAATATGTCCAGTTCTTATGGAACCTGGGGGCCACTCTTGAAGGGATAAACTGGTACATAACCTTTAAGCGGGGGAAGAATTATGATGATTGGCGAATGTTTAATGAATATCCCTCTACCGCAAATGAGGCCTTTTCAAGCTCTGATATGAGGGTATTCAATCCTAAGTATGTTCTCCGGGCCCGGGAAAGCTGTATTGATCCTGAGTTTATTGGTGAACTATCTGCACAATCACAAAAAGGGAAAGAAGCTTTTGAGAAGATCGTTTTTATGCTCAACTCAAAAGGCAACTTCTTTATATGGAGTAAGCCTGATAAGACAATTAATGTATCAGACAGGTATGTAGTATCGGTTGATATCGGGGGAAGGTCAGACGGGTCAGACTATTCAGTGATAAAGGTCATTGACCGGTATTGGATGATATACGGTGGAGGTCCGGAGGTTGTTGCTACATGGAGGGGTCATATTGATCAGGACCTCGTAGCCTGGAAAGCTGCACAAATAGCAAGGTGGTATAACAATGCACTCCTTATTGTTGAATCGAACTCTTTGGATAAGGATGCAGAAACCGAAGGAACCCATTTCCTCACTATTCTGGATGAAATAATAAAGCACTATTCAAACATATATGCCAGGACAGATCCGGAAAAAGTAAGAATGGGATTGCCTATCAAATATGGTTTCCAGACAACCATGTCCACCAAACCAATGGTAATAGATATTCTTAATGCCGCTTTACGTGAGGATGCATATATAGAAAGAGATCTACGGGCTTGTGACGAATTGGACACTTATGAGATCAAGAAAGACGGGTCTTATGGTGCAGTAGATGGTTGCCATGATGACATCGTGATGACTACCGCAATAGGTCTATGGGCTTGCTTTAAGTATCTGCCACTGCCTAAGAACATAACACGCACCCAGGAATCATTGAGTAAGAAGATAGTTAGTGAGGCTACAATATGACCGAGCTCAAACATAAGATCATTACCTATTGGCTGGAAGAATACCATGCAAGGCGATGGCCTTTTGTCGGAAGGATCCAGATGGCAAAATCTTTAGGGGAAGACATGGAGAATATAAACAAAGCACTCAAGGAACTGTGGAAAGAGAAGAAGGTAATTTTTCGCAAAGGAGTTAATGATGCGCTTGTGATCTATGTAGGCGATCAAAAGATACTGGCTGAGATTAAGAACTTAATAAACTAATAACATGGGAAACATATTCAAAGACATCTGGACAAGGGTAACGGTTGACTACCATGACTACCGGGCGGAGTTAACCGGTCGCTGGAATCTTAGACGTGAAGCCAAACAGATTGACAAAGCAGTCAAGAGGGCAAGGTTCAGGAATTCAAAAGACGGGAGAACCTATTATATCCTCAAAGATGCACGGGGAGGTATAAGCGCATTAACCAGTGATCAGGTAAAATACTGGACAGCCCAAAAGATGTTCCCCAAGATGAATTACATGCAGTTGCTTGAAAAATCTATTGCGATAGTGACAAGCAACCAATCCATAAGAGAGCAATACAATCAGGTACAATTAAAAAATGAGACGTTATGAACAAAGTGACAATGGAAAGAGTCGCTGAGAAAGTTCTCAGAGCTATCTCAGATGAAAAGCTAAGTATCAAGGAAGCTGGCGAAATTCTTGGGGTTAAATCCAATTACCTCAGCATGATTAAAAAGGATACCTACTATGATAAGGTCCCAAAGAAAGACTGGGATAGCTTACATGCCTGGGTAAATAGCGGAGCTGACAAGATAAAGGGCTATAAGCTGACCCAGGATCATGATATCATGTGCCCCAATCTGGAAGAGAAGCAACCAGAAGAGGAGACCAAGAAAGATATATACTCGGATCTCGCCAAGGCAAAGTATATACCACCTGAAAAAAAGACAGGGAAAGAATTGCCGCCAATCGTTCAGGAGGCAATGGTCAGAAAGCTCCAGAAGGATCTGGCTAATGAGCCAATCGTCAGGGATGTAATCCTAAATGTCAAAATAAATTTCAACCTCTCAATCGAATAAGCTATGAGTACATTAAGCAATCTTGTAATACTAATCGGGAACGTTGGTAAGGATCCCGAAATTAAATACAACGACAATGGTTCTGTCGTTGCAAGTCTTGTTCTCGCAACAAATGACGGATACAAGGACAAATCAGGACAATGGGTTGACAAAACAACTTGGCACAACATAACATGCTGGGGTACACTTGCCCAAAGAGTTGAAAAATTCATCCAGAAGGGGACTAACATAACCGTTCATGGACGGCTGGCTGTTGATACCTGGACCGATAACTCCGGACAGAAAAAGTATAAGAACTATGTTCAGATGAGTGAGTTTGTCACTAACCGTGGGGCTAAACAAGTTGAGAAGGATTCATGTGATGATCTAAGTCGTTTGTAAAAAGATAAAACATCTACAATGAGGGAAATACCATTAACTCAAGGGAAGGTTGCATTTGTAGATAATGACGATTACGATTATCTGATGCAATGGAAATGGTGTGCACATAAGGATGGGAAAACATTTTATGCAGTAAGATCCTCAAGTGTTATTAATGGCAAACGAAAATTTATAATGATGCACCGTGTAATAATGAACACGCCAGAGGGAATGATAGTGGATCATATAGATCATGACGGACTTAATTGTCAGAAATACAACATGAGAAACTGTACTTTAAAACAAAATACTAAAAACAGAAGTGCTTTTGGGATGTCCAAATATTTGGGGGTTACTACTTACAGGAATTATATCAAGGCAGCTATAACTAATGATGGGAAGTACACACATCTTGGAAATTTTAAAACTAAAGAAGAGGCTGCTCTTGCATATGATGAAGCGGCAAAGAAAATGCATGGGGAATTTGCAAATCTTAATTTTAAGTAATGGAATTGCATGTCATCCGCAATAAAAGACAACTACTTATGCTTTGCGAAATGCTTGAGAAACGAAGATTACCACTGAAGGTTGCTGTGGAAGGCATTTATCCCATCCGTTCCCTGGATCTCAATGCTTACTATTGGGGTGTTGTGCTTAAATATATTAGTGATGCTTCAGGGCATGACGTTATTGAGTGCCATGAAGGATACAAAAAGAGGTTTAGTCCAGATATTAGGTTTGAGTTATCCCAAGATAAGGGTATTTATGAGCCCGTTTTTGACATAGGATCAACAGCAGATATGAATGTACGAGTTTTCGCCGATTATATTTTTCAGGTAAGAGTAGATGGTGAGCTCGAACATCATATAATAATTCCACTTCCATCAGAGGCATTTGTCCCTGAACTTGACTTCGATCACGATAAAATTGAACAAAGGAGGATATAAACATGAAAAATGACAATCCTAACACCAACAAACAACTAAGGATAATATTCCTTGTGTACGTAATCTGCATGGCAATAATGGTTGCCTTGCTGGTATTAATCAATTTAGTAATTAAATACGAAGAAAATGAAAAGAAGGAGAACACCATTCAAAGGTATAGTTGTTGCTGGACGGCCAGTTTCGACAGAGGACGGCATAGCTGCTGGAATTATCAAGGGCATCCCTGCCCGGGAAGATAATGTAATAACCACTCATGACCTGGAAGAGATTGACAGGGCAGAGGAAGAGAAGGAGGGGGAATGACCGAAACACTTATTGAATCGACAGAAAATCTATTCTCCCAGGCACTCGAGGTAATGAAAAAGAAGAATGCCGATTATGCCGGAGATGCAAGGTCAATGAAAAACTTTGAAATATCAGCCATGGTCGCAAACGTAAAGATGTCCCAGGGCATACTTACCCGCATGACTGATAAAATTACCCGGATCGGTAATCTATTGATCCGTGAAGCAGAAGTCAAAGACGAAACAATTCTTGATACAATTCAGGATTTGATAAACTATGCTGCTATTCTACATTATGCAGTACAAATTGAGAAGGAGAAGGAGTTTATAAAAGAGTGGCGAAATCATAACGGGAAAATAATATACCACCCCAATCCCCCGGATAAAGATTATGCGACAGCAGCAGATTGACCAGAGACTCGCCAAGATCAAAGCTTGGTACAAGGAGAATTACCCTCTTTGCTTATTTTGTGGGCACCTGGTTCGTGAAGGCGGGCAGCTGGCTCACATAATAAGACGATCATATTCCCGGGAATTACAGATAGTCAAACTTAATACTGGCTTAGCCCATCATGATTGCCATGAGATCTACGATAATTTCCCGGACCAGGCAATCTATCTCCCCAGAATTATCGAGGTGCTTTATATATCATATTTACTTGATGAAACATATTTCAATCTTATTGCCGGTCATTATGAACAATTGGCCGATCTACTTCAGTTATTCCCTTCGGTCCCATACCGGGAGATCAAACATCATGGAGAATTATTAACACTTCAATATTTATACTAATGAAACTCATTGAAAAAATCCTTTTAAGGTTCGGCTATGTCAAGGCCGAGAGGTATAATGAAATGCGGATTGGTTATGAGTTGATGCAGAAATTTGATATCAAGCTCTTAAGCATGGAATACCAAATATCATCCACTGAATTTGCTAATAACCTAATGCCAGAGGTCATGATGGCAGTACATGAAGAAACCATATTAAGGAGATTCTTTAGAGAGGTTGCCCCTTATATAGAGAAACGGGTCCAGAGGACATATCCTTTAAAAGTCAATAACTCTGATAGTATGAGATATGAGCTCAGATTATATGTTGGAGTGCCAAAAGCAACACAACAAGAACCGGGCAAGATCGTACTTGCAAATAACACACCAGTATAAACAGGTAACTTTTCGCCACCTGAGATAATAAACCGGTAACTTTTCGCCACTTAATTATTTATACCTTTACTCAACCCTTTTTAATCATATTCCCTTAGCTGAAAGTTCGTCCTGATAATTTAAGTTAGACTTAGAGTTTATTTTGTTTGGTTTCTGCCAAAGGCATTATTAAGCATTGCCATTGCCTGTGGATTGGCCGCTGAATTGACCTCTGAAACAAGCTCCTCAGGTAACGGGCCCGGGATCCCTCCCTGAGCCATAAGTTCTTCTCTTTGTTTTATTGATGCCAGTAGCTTATCGGCAAACGGCATTGACGTATGTTCAAGATACATTTTGAGATCTATCATATTACCTTTCAATAATTCGATAAGGGTGTTATCAATAAGCTGACGATAGACCGGAGTATCTGTTCCCTGAGTAACTACAACATCAAAGTCAAGGTTGCGAACCAGGTCCGGATCATAAAGTTTAGAGCTTTCGGATATTGTCTTTCCGGAAACAGCCAGGTATCTCTTATCCTTGTAATACTGTGTCAGGACTTTCAGGACCTTAAAGTTCCTGCTTTGGATGAAGTTCTCAAAATATGCCATCTGCTCCATAGTGTTTATTGAAGCATTCTGGGCCTGTTGAGCATAAAGGGATGCCGGTGTTCCTGATGATGGTTCCTTGCCCTGTATTGCTCCATAGATCCCTGATGTGTCCTGAAAGAGTGACATCTGCATAGCAAACATCTCCTGCAATCCTATGTTAGTCGAATTTGCGCTGATTTGTTCCGGGATCTTCCCGTGCTGTGCATTGGGCTTATAGGCAATAACTCCATTGAACCGGACCCATTCTTTTGCAAAATCCTTTGGTGTCATGTTATCCGGAATAACATCTTCAGGAACAAGCAGTACTCCTTTAGCTGATGCACTTACAATGAAGTCCATCATAATAACAAGCCTGTTGATATATTTCTGCTGGTCAATCATGTCCTCAATCATTCCCCACACCTCGCCATCAACGAGCGGCTGTAATACTCCCACGTAGGGATGGCTTTCGTGTTTGTATGGTGTCTCGCATTCCTTCAGGCAATGACCAAAAGGAGTTAGGTATTTTACATACCAGTATTCTTCATATTTCTCCTCGGCTTCAATAAGCGGGATTTCTTCCTCGGGGATCCCCTGCTCAGTTCCAAGACGTATTCTTTCCGCATTCTGGATGCCTATTTCTTTTAGAGTATATGGCACAATGTTATATGATCCGTCTGCCGGGTCATGAGCATAGACTCTCCATTCATGCTTTATCTGCCAGATCTCAAAAAGTCTGGCCTTGCTTGGCTCCCTGGGATTAAAGAAGTCCAGGGAATCTATTACCGTTGCATCAAGGCCGTGATCTGACAGATAAGCTCTATTTACCAATCCTGCATAAATTTCCCTTATCTTATCTTCGTCTGCCCTTGTACGAGCGAATACACTTATAATCTTTTCAACGGTAGTATCAATAACTTCACCGATTAACCTTAGATCAGTAAGTCTGACATCTTCAACGTCCGTGTTAAAAAACATCCTTGCTGGATTCTTGTTTTCAATAAACACGTCTTCCAGGTTGCGCTCCTTGAAAT